TCGACTTTGCGGCTAACTCAGAAAACATTGGTCAAAAAGGGTCAGAAAGCTTGCGCCCGCGTCGGATTTTCAGAAATTTTGTATTTGTGTCGGTCGAGCTCGTTCACTACTGACTCGTATGTCCGCAGGAAAGCCTCGCGGTCTCCGTTGGTGTGCATGTCGTAGGCCGCCGCTCCGAGCTTTTCCAAAGTTTTTTTCAGTGCTTCTGGTACCTGTATTTCTGTTTGGGTACCAAAATGGGCGTCTCTTTGTAGGGTCATATAAATACCCCAAGCAGAATACCCATCTAAATGTGGGGGTATTTCTGTTTGGGCATCTATTGCAGCACGTCGTATCTCGCCAGGGACTGGCATGAATTTCGCATATACGGCTAAATTCACAAATGCCATCCAGGCCGCCTCCTTCTCGAGATCACCGATGATCGCAAACCATGCTCGATACGTCGCTTGCTTATCTACCTCATAGAGTGGTTTGTTGTAGGCTGCATATATCTGATCGACTATCTCGATTAGCTCTTCTTTGGTCATAGTTGCCCCAGCCAGCGGAGGGCCTTCTTCACCAGAACGTCATACTCTCCATCGCCTATCTCGTTGCGCAGATCATCTTCAGTGAATGGCTGCATATCCAGATACTTGACTCGAGCGTAGAGAGCTGTAAAGAGAATCATGGCCATCTGCTCAGCGTTGTAACACACCTTCTCCTCGCAATTAGAAAAATCTAACTGCTCTGGTGACCACATGTAGTCCATGGCCGCCCCTTTCCTTTTTGGATAAATCTATTTAAACCTAGAATGGATCAGAGCCATTGTCTTCCACCACCGTCGAGTTACCTCCTGGCAGAAAATCAATAAATCGCTCAACGTGCTCGGCATCCCTCAAGATGAGCTCGATCTCGTTATAGACCTTTTTAGCAGAGTTGCGACCCATATGGAAGTCCGAATAGGTACAGCCGCGAATAGCGTCTTTGCAGTTCTCTATGCCATAGAGGTGGATGGCGTTGCCGATTGCTATACGGCGTTTCTCGTCAAGAGCTGTAACACGTTTTTTAAAAGTTAAAACCCAAAAATCAAAAACTTCTTTTATTTCTTCTTCAGAAACTTTTTTTGAGTTTTCAATTTTTTCTTTCGTTGCAGAAGATCTTCCTCGTCCCATAATTTGCAGATAATACATTACGCGGGATGAGAATTTCAACCAATCTCTGATAGGGATTGCAACGACTAAGAGCTCACAGGAAAGAGTCCTTTTGAAGACCCCTCTTTGGAGGGGGTGTGGGGGAACCTTTTCCGATAGACTCTGTGGGTGGGCATGGCAAACTAGACCTCGAGATTTCGGGTCGTAGGTGTCTTGGTGGTGTGGGCCCACTAAGTTGTGGTGAAACCATAACACTCTTCCACCACCGTCGCAAGTATTTCTCGGAAATTTTTCCGAATTTTTTTTCGCGGCCATCTGGATAGATCTATCCGGGTTACATTCGGCGGCGGCGGGGCTGTGATAACTTATTGCTGCTGACAAGGGTTCCCCTTTCCCCTTGAAAAGCTGAATCCCGGGTTGAGCTCGGCGCGTTTGCGGGTGTAGGTGGCGCGCGCGGGCTCCCCGGGATTCTTATTTATTCCAGGAAATGGATTTTAAATCTGGGGCGGATCCCAGTTTTTCTTCTTTTCCTTCCTCGACCGGTCGAGCGCCTCCATCATTTCGATGATGTCGCTTGATCCCTTTTCAGCGCGGCGCTCAATTTCAATAAGTTTTGCTTTTCTGCTCAGCGCGGCCGCCACTCTCGAGGGAACAAAAATAAATGCAGCTCCGCCGACGGCATTCCAATAATCAATATCGAATGATCGCATGCGGCCGGTGAACTGATTTTCTGAATAAAGGGCAAAAATATCTACGGCAAAATAGATCAGCGTGCCGATGATGAAGATGTTGATCACTGCAGCCGCGATAGCCGCCAGGTAAACGAGTTTTTTATTTTCCATTTTTATTTTCCTCCGAGAGCTCGAGCTGGAACCATTCCATCTCAACCATCATTCCAATTGCACAATAATTAATTACATCCATGTAGTTATCGCGAAGTGATTCATTCTCTGGACCAGCTCCGCGCCGCGTTAAATTTTCCAATCTTGCGATTTTATCGTGAACTCTGACCAGGAGTCCTATCCGCCCAAAGCGCAAAATATTGTCGTGGCCATAATCTCTTTGTTTTGAAACCATTACTTTGAGGAGCTCTCGAGCTGTAATTTCAGAAACATCAATAAAACCAGAATTTAAAATCAGGTTTCTGGCGTAGATCTGCGTAACCGCGCCGAGTGTTTTCCAGTACTCAGCATAACCGGTATCAGTCAGAAAATCATTTTTTTCAGATGAGCTGATCATCTGATCCAGGAGGCGCCGCATGGTGCCCAGATCGCAGATATCAAAAAAATCTGATTTATCAAATATGGCCGCCAGGCACCGGCCAGATGCATCTTCAAATGTTTCTGGTTCCTCGCCCTGGTACCAAAAAAGATTCTCTTCCACCACCGTCATGTTAACCGGCCCTCCTCAGAATGTTCTCGGGTTCTCTCTGTGCTGGTGCACGATGTCCTGCATCAGGTCGTGCATGAATGTATCCCACTTCTCGTCGGCCGCAGCCCCGTCCCCCCGCTCATCGATTTCTTCACATTCCCGAATTTTTCCCTCGAGGTATTCACGTGAAATTCCAGCGAGGATCGAGATACTGCTCGACGTTGGAAAAAGTGTGAAGTTTTTATTTTCGCCTATGAGCTCAGGATCCAGGTGAAGAATAGTCACAGAGAACTCGCCATCGGTGCCAACCAAAAGAATATTTTCTTCTCCACTAGCTGCAGCGCGCAGCTCCTCCTGAACCCGCTGAGAAAGTTCTGGGTTCTCCACATAGATCTTTTCAAGGGCGTCTTGGAGGTGCTGGAATCCGGATGTGTCTTCCCAATCACCATAATCAGGCTTTTCATTATCCATGGGGGAAGCTCCTTTCTTTAATGTCAGCAATATATAGGGCACGGACGAATATGTCAACCATTTCTAAAAACTTTCTGAAGTTACAAGCCAGAAGAAAAAAGTGAATTATTGTCCTGACTATGGACAACAACTCAAGATTCGAAATGTATATAAATGCCTTAAAGCAATTCTCAGCTCGAGAAGGGCATTGCCTGGTTCCATCAATTCATATTGAAATTTATGAAGGAAAAGAAATATTTCTTGGATCTTGGGTTGGCTACATCCGGCAGCGGAAAAAGAAAAATCAAATTAATCAGAAAAAGATTTTCGAGCTCGAGTCAATCCAGGGATGGCAGTGGGGGCCATTGAAGCCGGGCCCAGCTACAGACAAAAATAGAAATATAAATATTTTGGAGATGCGGGCCGCCGGAAAATCTCTCCGCCAAATCGCGGACGAGTTCGACCTCAGCCGCCAGAGGATCCATCAAATTGTCAAAAAGTCAGATATCTCGAATTCGTAAACCAGGGGAACGCGGCAATGGCACCTCTTCCACCACCGTTGGGTAATTATCGATTTCCCCCTCGAGCGCGACGGCCGGTCACTCGAGGGAAAAAATGGATTATTCCATTTTTGATGTCTGGAGCTGCGGCCGCCGGGGCTCTAGTAACACTACGAGCAATTTTCTAGTTACCTAGTTCGCTCGGAGTGTTGACCTTCATGGTTCTTCTATACCATCCGAACTAAGGTGTGTTACCACATTCAGTGCGGGCCTCTCGTCGTCCCAGTTCCATGTCGACGGATGGCTCCGCATTGACTCCACACGTTGCTCGTGGAGTTCCTGCAGTGATACCCACCTCCCGCCGTACGGGAGCCTTGTAGACCCCTTCTCAGCGTCCGTGAACACGTCAGCAGACTGCCTGTCCACCCAGCCTTGAGAGTTCGACCAGAACAAGTCCACGATGATGTCTTCGATCATCCAGCCAGCCCGTTCTAGGGCCCTCAGTGGCTCCCTGCGTGTTCCGTCAGTCAGCATCGAGTTCCTCCCCAAAGGCCTCGAGCCATGCACCGTAGGACTCGTCTGAGTCGTCTCGTTCGACGGCCCGAATCCAGTCCTCGTATTCCGGCACGTCACTCCACACTGGAATCTGATTCACCGCCCCAGTCAGTCTCGTGCGTTTCACTTTGTCACCTCGGTTGTGTCAAAGCCCTCAAACGCCTGAGACCACTGCTCGTGCTCAGACAACGCGGTACTGATTTTCTCCATGAGGGAGTTCATGATGTTGTCTTTCTCTTTGGCAAGGCAGTCTTCCCAGTTCTCGTGTTCTGATGTCACGGTGAAGTTCAGCGAGACAGCGTGTTCAAATTTCCGTTTCTTGATCTTTTGCATTTTTTCTTCTCCTGCTCAGTGGTGAAATGACACTACCCCACTCGCTTGATGACAACCGTGGGACAAGCGAGTGGGGTGTGTTGTTGTCGGTGACCGCATTGCCAGTTTTCCAGCAACACGGTCACCGAATTCTCATGAGAGTTCTACTCCCATTTTGTTTCTGTATGTCATTTTGAATTGGTTGGGCCAGCGTGACTTGACCTTGTTGCCGTTCTTCATTTTCTTGAGAGCGTCAACTGCTTCCGTGACGTAGGGCAGAACGATGATGTTGTTCTTGATGCAGTAGTTGATGCACTGCATTCCCATAATGTCGGAGTACCCACCATGCGACGGGCACACACCGCCGTCCGTCACCCAAATAATCGGGGAACGTGCCGACTGACGGTTCTTGACTGCCCACTCAATTGCAGGGAAGTCCACACCGTTGCCGTGACCGAACACGTCAGGGAGTTCGTTCACCATTTTGCCCTTGTCAGCGATGACCCACATGTTCGGGCCTTTGTCTCCACGGTCGGTGTAAGCGACCACGGTTGCGCCGGGAGCGTTCTCCACCATTTGACGGATTTGGTCATGGGTGAATGACATGGAGCCTGAAGCGTCGATGACGACGACTCCACCAGTGCCACGACTGACCTTGTCAAAGATTCGCTTTTCGGGGTCGGTCAGCAGTCGGTGAATTCGGCGTGGCGAGCGACCGATGTTGGATGCGATTCGCTTCTTGCCGATGTTGCCCTTTGTCTGCTTCGGCATGGCGCACCGCTCAATTTTGAGTTCTCCCCACTGCGGTGGTGTCGTGCCGTTGTAGGAGTCGGGCGTGATGCCACGGTACGGGTTGCCAGTGGCAGAGCCGTCACCAGCACCGCCGTTGGAGTGACCACCAGCAGGGTTGATTTTCTTCGGGCGACCACGCTTCTTCGGCGTTGCCGATGACTCGCCCTCGCCCGTGGCTTCGCCCTCGGACGTTGCGGTTCCAGCCTCGTCCGAATCCTCGTCAGGAACGATACTGGCAAGGCGGTCAACCCATTCTGCGATGCGCTCGGTGTGGGTGAAGCCAAGCGGTGCGAGACCAGTGCGCCTGTCAACAGCGGTTGATGCCAGCGTTCCAGTCTTGTACGCCTTCTCCATTTCCTTGACTGCTCGCTTGGAAATGTCAGCAAGGATTTCTCCCCACTTGCGGTTGTGGCGACGCACACCAGTCAGGAACGCCTTGTTGGATGCAGTGCCAGCCGTGGCAATTGCCATGCACACTGCGCCTTCCCAGTCCTTGACTGCCGTGACACGCTCGCCGTCAGCAGTCTCACCGCCGTCAGTGAGGTTGCCTTTCACGTCAAATCCAGCCTTTTGGCAGAGCAGGTTGACTCGCAATTCCTCAACAACGGTCATGGCCTTGTTCGTGGCGATTTTGCGGTTGACCCACTCACGGTACGACTCGGCAGGAGTGACCTTGGCATGCATGAGTTCATGCGCACGAATCACACGGGCGAGAACGCTGTCATGCGGTGGCACGACCATTTCACGGGTGACGATGTTCGTGCGAGGTTCGCCACGGCGAGCGTTGCACTCGCTCACCGACCACTGGCCGTGTTCGGTATCGTGACGGCCCAACAGTTCAGGCTCAACAGTGATGTTCGCCATTACGCACTCACCTTGTCAATTGCAATTGCGTCCAAAATGGATTCGGCACGTTGTCCGAAAGTGAGACGGGCTGCTTTTTCGTCGCCGTAGGCCTTGCGGATTTTGTCAAAGGCCATGAATGCTCGGAGCGAGATTCGGCGTTCACCAGCGTCAGCCATGCGGACTGCGTAGTTGCGCAAATCGGGTGACAAGCGGAGCAGTGCAGTCGGGTGCGGAGCGTTGATGCGGATGCGAATCGGGAAACGGTCAGCCAGTGCGGTTGGCAGTTCTTCCATGTTCTCCACGTTCGTGGTCATAATGGCAGAGAAGCCGTCCTTCGGTCGGTGGATGCGCCCGTTTTCAGGGTTCTCCCACGTTGCCGATTCGGGCGAGTCCAGCATGGCAAGCAGGGTGGCGAACACGTCGCCCGATGCCTTGTCCACCTCGTCCACGATGAGACGACCGCCCGTGATGCCGTTGCCTTCCCACGCCTTGACAGCGGAGCCGTAGTTCCAAGTGAACGTGCCCTTTTCGTTGGGCATGAATGCGCCCGTCACGTCAGCGTTGGTCATGTCTTCGGTGCAGACCAGTCGGAATGCACCGCCCTCAACGTTGCCCATGTTGAGACCAGCGTAGGTCTTGCCGATGCCTGACGGCCCGTAAAGAACGATGCGGTCAATGCCAGCATTCAGGCAGTCCTCAAATGCTTGCCAGCATTCAGGGAGCGTCGTGTTGGTTTGGTTGGTTGTCATTTCAGTACCCCTTTCAGTGGGTGCTAGTAGGTTGATGTTACTGCTATACCGAGCCGACTACGGTGTGTTACCTTTCCCGATTTCGGGTGGCTTCACTGCCGTGTTCGTTTCGATGTTTGCCCTATACCGATCAGACTACGGTGCGTTACCTTCTGCATTCCTTATACATGTATGCGCCTGCGTCCGTGCCGGGGCTTCCGTTGTGGTGGCGCAGCTGCCCGCAGCCCCGCATGGTAAAGAGAAACTGGCGA